GAAGGTGGTCGGGTCTGGTTTAACCCACGAACTGCCGCCCCTTGGTTGTCCGACGCGCAGATCCGAAAGACACTCTGGGACCCTCTTTGCAAACGTGCTGGCGTTCGATATCGCAACCCTTACCAGGTGCGCCACACATTCGCCTCAACTCTGCTGACAGCGGGAGCAAACCCGTTCTGGCTCGTCGGTCAGATGGGCCACGTTGACGTCCAAATGATCTTTCGCACATACGGAAAGTTCATCCCTGCGAACTTCACGAAGGCTGGTGCTAATTTCGATCACGTTGTCGAAATGTCCGGTACCAAATAGCACCAGAATAGCACCAGAAACGCAAAACACCCCGGAGAGCCGCATATCTATTGAAATTAGACGGGGGTTCAATTCCCCCCGGCTCCACCACGATAGACAGAGATAGACAGTCAAACCCCCTTAGAACACCACGTTCTCCGGGGGTTTTTCTTTCCCTGACTGTCCAATACTGTCCAAAATAGCGCAAAAATAGCACCGAAATAGCACCAGAATAGCACCAGGATTTCAGGCCATTGATGCCAAAACAGCGGCATATTTCGCCTGGCGATCATCTAGGCCGTGTGTCCCTCCATTGATCCTCTTGGTCATCGCGACCACATCCTTGGAGTCGGCCAGGGCGTTCAGTCCGTTCGTTGACCAGAACCATCCAGCCGACAATGCAGCCATTTCTGGCTCGGCCAAAAGCTCGGGATTCTCGACAGCGTCCACGCCGGTCGCATCTGAGAATCGCTGATAGTTGTCTTTGCCCGTGAGCTGAATTAGGCCTTTTCCTCGGTATTTCCAGCCATCACCTGACGATTCGTCGCCGTTGCCCATTCTTGAGCTATATGCCTTATTTGCAATTTTTTCAGGATTGCGAGCGTAATCTTGGCAATTTTCAGCGTTGAACCGGCTCGGCCAGACCCGGCAAAGCGCCTCGGCTGAATAGTTGAGGTTCTCAGACGTTGCCTTAAATCCTGCGGACTCATGCGCCAGCTGGCTCAAGAACCCGGCGATTCTGTCTGGAGTATTGATATCAAATTGCTCGGCTGTGGCATTTAATGCATCCAACCATTTATCAGCCATCTCTGGTGTTGTGACGGCCAGAAGGTTTTCTCTAGTAATACTCATTTTTGGGCTCCTTGTTTTGCGACCCATTGTTGAAGGGAAATCAATTGCTGCGTTGTTTCGGCGCAAAGTCCAGCAAGTCTGCTGTCTGCGGCGAGTTCATCAGCTCGGCTGGTGGTTTTGGAAATGGTGGGCAAGTTACTGCGACTGGTACTACACTGCTGCACCCGGCCAGCGTACTGGCGGCGAACAGCATCAATGCGAGCTTCGTATTCACTACGGACTCCTTCTGTGATTATTTCCGCCACCTCGATGGCATGCTGATTGGCTTGCTCCTGCGCCTTCCCAATAGCTGCGACTTCAGCCTGGAACTTCAGAAAGCGTTCATGCTCATCGGAATACCCTTTCCAATAAGCGGCAAGAATGACCGCAACAACGATGCCGATTTTTGCGTAAAGCATTTATTTCCCCTTGACCAACATGTCGGCGACGATGGTCATAATCGCGCGCGCATGCTCAAGGTCTGGCTCACCCACAAACCCCGCTGTGATCTGCCCCACGAACCTCTCCTTAGAGCTGGGGCTGCTCACTCTGCAAGTGAACTGCACGCCCTGGCTCAGATAGAACAGGCCGGCGACCGATTGAGGTTTCGTGTAAGGACCACAAGGCACTTCGCCATTCATCAATTTGATGACGTCGTTGTTGTTGCCAGCGTTGTTCGTGAAGAGCATCACATCAACACCTTCGAGAGACTTCTGTCGCCCGCCGGTCTTTGTGTAAGCCCGCACAAGCACTCGTTTATTCAAGATCGGGTCAACAGTAAATATCGACACGACCTCTGCTCCCGTCTCTTTGAATAGCATCGCTGCTGCATCATCGAAACGGGAGTCGTCGAGCTTTGGCAATTCACGCGACTGCATATACGCGCCAATCATCACGCCTTGATGGGTGTAAATGAAGTAGCCAATGAAGCCAAGCACCCCAAGCAAGAGCACAACAATCAACTTAAATGGGCTGTCGATGTAACCTAGAACGGCCATCACGCCGTCTTTAGCTTGCGAGGTTTGCTCTTTGTCCATTACTTAGCAGCCTTGAGTGCATCAACCTCTGTTTTGAGTTCTTGGATAGCCTTCACTAAAACGGCGGTCAGATTGGCGTAGTTAATCGACTCGACTTGCTTTCCTTTCGTCGGGTCCAAGGGATCAATAAGCGATTCGTTGACCAAGCGAGGTTCTGGGAAATCCTCTGCGATAAACCCAACTTGGGGAATATTGCCCTCGATCAAGTTGTACTTGACCGGGGTCATCGCCATGACCATATCCATACCTGCGTCGATCGGTGCAATGTCGCTCTTATAACGTCGTGATGATACGTTCGCCTTTAAAAACCCGCTGCCATCAATTACGACTGGAGTCCCTGTTCCATTGCCGACAAAGGACGTATTTACGTTTGCGGTCATGTAAGTGTCGCCACGCAGGGAAATTTTGGGAATCGTGGTCGTGTTTGCTGCGGCCTCTAGTTCAATTGTGGGCTGCCCGTCTGTAAAATAATGAATGCGGAACTGGTTGCCGGGAGTGGTGTACATATCCCAAAAGTTATTATTCCCCGGCTCATAGGTGCGAAGTTTTTTCCCGTTTAGCACGTTGACGTGATCTAGAGCATTTGTACTGCCGTTAATAGTAAGCAGCCCTGAAATATCAACGCCAAGACCTGTAAGATTCAGGCGCTGCTGACCCGCACGCAAAATAGCGAAGTCATGGCCTGAAACTGTCCCGACTGCTCCACCAGCTACATTGGCTGAAATTTTTGTAATTACTGAACCATTCGCAAACTCTAATGGACCCGTCATCGTGTCGCCAGCCACGTTGACGTATCGAGCATCTGCGGAGGTCTGATTGAGGTAGCGAGCATCGCCTGTGTCTTGATTCAATGCTTGATTGCCGGCGGTTGCGTTTGGAACGACGAGCGCACCCGTCATCGTGTCGCCGGACTTGGCAACAAACCCATCAAGCTGCGATGATGCTGCGATTCTAATGTCGTTCGTACCATCAAACATATACAGCTCTGGCGTTGCACCGCCTGTCTTTACCCACAAGCCACCAGTCGTGACCATCGGAGGGCGACTTGTGCCTGAATTGCCGCTGTTGAGGACTTGATTTGTTCGGTTGAGAATATCCGCCAGTTGAGTTCCGGACGTGACGACCGGATCAATGGGGTAGTCTGTAATCGGTTGCTGTGCCATTTTTTAAATTCCTTTAAATAGAAGTGACGGCTCGCCGTCCATAGCCCTTTGCTTGCCAGTCGATGCGACCAGCCACTGGGGAATTTGTTACTACGTTTACTAGCTGTACATCAAAACTGTCTCGATCTTTATTCGTCACCACGGCGCTCACTGGCTGATCATTGCCATCGATACTGATTGCGACGGATGGTGGCACTCTGAATGCTGGAGCAAAAAATACTGTCAGCCCACCCTCTGCGACCTCGACATCAGGGCCGTAATCAATCCGGTCTGGCATATCGATTTCAATCGTGCCATCTGTCACAACGGGTCTCACTAAATTGTTATAGCTGCGAAGCTGAATGCGGAACTGGAGGTACTGACCCGTGAAGTCACCGACCTCAACAGGACGCCAGTCTGACCAGTCTGCTTCGTTGTCTCTGGCGATCGGATCAATCTCTGCCATCGTGTTCCAGCTGGCGATAAAGGTCTGCGAGTCTGAAACCCTGACCTCCACCCATGCGTCCCACTCGGACGATGTTGCCCTTGCCATTGCGGGAACGTCTGCAAGCGTTTTCCACTTGTAGATGAGGTCGTCTGAGTGTTGACCAAACGCACGAATCTTGGAGCTGATACGAACCTCGTAAGGTTCTCCGAGGTCTACGATTTCCTTACAGACGTAATAGGAGACTGGCTGCACATCGTTGTCTGCGCCTGATGCGTACATCACGGAACCTCTGGACTCGGTCAGATAATTCAATCCGTCCCAATCTCTGAGGTGATCTTCGACACGTTCGATATAGTTGATGTTCGGCAGCTGTGCGACTGTGGTGCGCTTCATCGCCTCGATTGACTCGTTGCCCGAAGTGTCAACGGCCTTGATCATGTAAGTGCCAGTCCTAGCACCAGCAGAAGTGTGATTTGTCTGCCAGCTGACTTGGCTCAAGAATTGCGAAGCGTTCCAGCGTGGGCTGATAATATCCGGCGTATAGCGAATGATGTAGTGTGCGATATCTGGCGCTTCTGAAAGTTGCCAGAACAACTCCACAAGCTCGCTCTGCACGTTTACAGCAAAGCCGTAGGGTGTAGGTGGCCGCTCACGATCAGGCTCGACCAGGACGTCTACATACGCACCCGTTCCCATAAGACCCACTGTGTTGAATGGGACGACGTAATACCGACGATAGCCGAGCTTTGCATACTCTACGATGGTGTTGATTAACTCCAGATAAGTGAAGTCTTTAGTGTCGCCGATCAACTCATTGTCAAATCCTGCTCTGACTAGGTAGACTCTGCATTGATAATAGGCAGTGCCTTCAATGCCAAAATTTAACTCGACACGGCTGTACGGAATGCGAAGGTCGTAGACGAGTTTTGCGGATCCGGTAAGGTTGACAACTTTTAGGTCTGTGACGTTGACAATTGTGTCCGTCAGGCCAGAATCCCAAGGAGGGATATCGCCCTCGTCTGCTGTGTAAACCCCCTCAACATACCGGACGAGCGTCAAGTCAGCCGAGAGGTCTGCTCCTGGCCGAATCTCTTGGACCAGATAATCTTGTGTGACGCGCTCAGTATTGCCAATCACAATCAGATCGTCAGACTCGATGCCAGAAGTGTTGTCGAGCGTAAGCAGCCCGTCATCTGATGTGTCGAGAATCTTTCCGGTTCTGATTGAGCCATCTCGCAATCGGATTGTGTAATCAGTCAGCGTGACCGTAACCTCTTCGCTCACCTTGACCTGGTTGCCGTATACGTCCACCACTCTTGCGCCTAGGCCGCCGATCTTGGGGACATCGTGTGCGACACGCACCAGGTCTCCACGCTGCACAGCGAGGTTCTCAACGTCCACGCTGATGCTGAACGTCTCTGACCTTTGCAAGCCCTGCGCCAACATATACCGGCCGAACCTCCAGGCTCTTGCGCCGTCTGTAATACCGAAGGTCGCCAAGTCCTCAAAAGTGCGAGCGTTGTTTACATTAAACCCGTCGTCATAGACGAGGATCTCGTTCATCTGCCAGTTGAGTTCTGGCTCAACATACTTCACGCGCAGAGCGTTTGGACGGTCTGAGTAAGTGCGATTGCCTGAGAAATTCCAAGAGTTGACAGGCGTCAGAAGCTGGCGAGGTACGCTTTGAGCCTGGTCAATCAATACTCCGTATTTGCCCGACTGGGACATGATTAAGGTCGAGCGGCATACCGAGAGAATTGACTCGATCAGCTGATAGACCGTTGTCTCATAGTCAACCACTAAGTCGCAAACATAGCGAGGTCCGACTGATGTGGTGCCATCGATGAGAGGTGTTGAAATTTGCTCGTCGCACAGTTGCGCCAAACGATAGAAACTTGCCAGATCAATCTGGTCGTCTCGCAAAGGCGCTGGGTTTGCCTCACCTGTTAAAACGTCGTAGACAATCCATGCCGGATTTCTGCTTGGCTGATAGACCCAAGCAGCACCGTCCCAGACCCGCAGAACGCTTGTGCAAATAGCCGATATGTTATTGACCACGCCGCTGATCTTGTCGTTAGCCAGCAGACGCATTTCCAGCATCGTATGAACGCGAGAAAGGTTAAAGACTGCGCCAGACTGGAAAGACTTAATCAGCGTAATCGTGATGTCATTTGCACTGCGATTGTCCTCGCTGACTGGTGTTCGCCTTACGATCTGAAACTCATGCGTTGCAGATTCGTAGAAGTCCACAGCTGCGACCAGAGTGAATGGGCGAGCCGTTGATCCAACAATTGTGGAAGTTGCAAAAGATGTATAAGTTGGGACAATCAAAGAGTAATACTCTTCCCTGCGCTCCTGTGAAGGCTGGACAGAACCCTTGCTCGTACCCTTGCGATAGTTGTTATAAACACCAGACAGCAATTGATCGCCGTTGTAGATCAGCTGATTGTTGTGTGATATGCGAGTGCCGTAATAAGTGGTATCGCCTCGCACTTCCACGAAATCGAGCCACATCGTGCCAAGCGACAGTTCGTGCTGCGCTTTAATAACCGAGTAATATGAGGTATTGCCTTGCGTCTCTTTTAGAGAACCTTTGGAGTAGCCATCAAGCGCAATTTTTGCGCCGAGCTTTGCAGCATCACTTAGACCACCGCCGGAGTTGCTAGAATCGCCGCCGTCCCATCCGCCATAAACAAAAACGCCTTCGAAAACGACCGTGGTCTCCACGTACTCATCCTCTGCACGACCGCCGCCAGAGTTTCCACCATCCCATCCGCCACCGCCCCAATTGTTATCGCCGCCGCCTTCGTTGTTGCCTGTCCCGTAGTCGTCAGGGATTGTCTCTTGCCAATATGATTCAGGTCTAGTGTATAGACTGTAACGCTCGGCGTCGGTCAACACTCCTGTTTCGTATTGCTCTGAGGTGCTGGCGATGGCCGTGTCCTGGCGAACCGTTGCGCCTTTGAATTGATCGTCACGAACCTTTATCCAGTCAGGATTGCCAACCTTGCGCCACCAGACCTCCAGCTGGACTTTGTTTTCCAACCTCTTGCCTGTGTCGTCGTAAAAGACTAGGCCCCGAGGAAAGTACAGATCGACTTGGCCGGAAATTGAGTTCGGCTTAGTGCGAATGACGAAAGGCTGGTCTTGCTTGGTGACGTATGTGAGGGACTCGTAAGATACCCTCTTAGGGTAGTACACCGTTGATCGCATGAGCGAACCGTAATGGAACGCTAATTCTGGTGCGTACTCGCTTGCGTCGGCATCACCAATGCGTAAGTCCTCAATCCGCAAATTGCCAAGACCAAAGTCATAGACTGTCGTGATGATTGAGTCTGTGCCAGCATTCTCAATGAGAGGATTCGCAGCGATTGACGGGAACATACGATGCCGACCGTATACTCTGGCCGATGGCTGATACTTGCGCCCTTGATTTGACTGGCCACCAAAGACGAACGTATTCGCCTCGGCTGCATCAGCCGGCCCAGCTGTGGGGCGATTGTCTGAGATCGATTTTACTGAGAGTGATGGCGGCCGAATCAAGGCGTTCATCGCCATGCTGCCAACCATCGTGATGGCCGCCGATGCAGCCATGACCCAGCCAGACGAACCCGCTGCGGCCGCGGCTGCCCATCCTGCCGATCCTGCCCCGAATCCTACAATGGCCGGAGCTGCCCACCACGCAAATGCCGCAATCGCAATCATCGCAATTGCGCCGAGGATAGACTTTCCACCTCGGCCGCCGCCCTGGGGGACAACACAGATAGCCAGATTGTCTGCGTCCTTGGTGACGTACTCCCAATCGCTGATCACCGAGCCATGATTCAGCACCACGATGTTCGGCAGTGCTTGATCGGGTATTTCAGCCAGGTCGATAATCTGCTGAATGCTTGAACCTGGTGGGATCGTCAGGTGGACGGCATCCTCAAATATCCGATGCTTAACCTTGACTGAGTTTAAATTTTCCATCTATAAGCACCGTCGAATCGTTTAGCCCACGACAGAGAGTCCAGCCTTTCAATGCAGGAATCTCGTTTCGGGAATGAATGTAAGAACTCGCCATCACCTAGGCTGAGTCCACAGTGGATGGGTAGACCCTGAACACGAAAGAGAAGAACGTCACCATATTCGGGCGAATCAATTCTCTTCCACACAGGCTCCACCCGACTGCCAGCCACGACCTCGGCCACATACTTTGCGCCGTCTGGGGTGCTGGTTGTGTACTCTGGCAAGTCAATGCCGAACTCGCGCCGGTAAAACAGGCACAGCAAGCCCCAACAGTCGACACAGTTCTCAGACCGCGCCCTGTCTTTATATGGGATGCCGATATATTCGGCGAGGTTTACTGTGAGTCTCATCAGTAAAAAAGCGCTGGAAATGCAACAGGGTCAACTCTCTCAGACGGAAACTTTCGCGCCCAGATTGAAGCAACCTCCAAAACACCCGTGATCGTCATTGCGTCATAGTTGACGTTTCGTAAGCGTAAGAAATTCAAATCCTTTTCCACTAAGTCAGGAAAGTCCGAAGTCACCAGCTGAAGTCTGATGTTTGGCGCTTCCTCTAATTCCCTGATCGCGTTCGTGAGCGATTGATCGACGTTGTCAATAGTCAGCTGGATGCTTGGAATCTTGTCGCCTGTATCCATTGGAAGCGTCGTGCTAAACGGATAAGGCTGATAAGTGATGCCGTTGCTTGTCACTGGCTGTGTGTTGTTGACCAGGTAGATCGGCGGCGTACCGCTCGGCGGCTCAATAGTCAGCAGGAAAAAGAATGCTGTATTGGTCGCCGAGGCGTTAATGGCCGGAGTGTTTGATGGGTGCAATGCCATTACAAGTCTGCCCAGGTCGGAAGCTGTTCAAACTTCATCGTTGCCGTGAATGCGTTCTTGTCGATGAAGGAGATCGAGGGCGGCGCAGCAAAGCGAGCGACAATTTCTTGGCCATCCTCGGGACGCTTGATGCGTGTCGGCACGACCCCAGCTTGCGAGTCGATAAAATACCAATTGACCAGGTCGTCGTAATACTTGGCATCGAGCGTGACGGTCGCATCGATCATCGTCATCTTGCCTGTTGTTCTGCGACGCACCTTGATATATCCAGAGGCTTCCATGTCGGAGCGGATAGTGTTGGCCGCATAAGTTTCTGTCCATTGGGCCATGCAGCCATCAAGTGATGCTGGTCGATCTGCCACATAAATACTCATTTAAGCCCCCATCCTAGATAAGCCGTAAGCGCCTTTAAAGGCTCGGTCAAATGATCCGTTTGCAATGCCGTCTTTGACCTTGCGTTCGATGTATACGTCGATCTGCTTTGTGCCGTCGCTGCTCGTTGACGATTCTGTTTTGACCTCAACACCGGCGTTGTTGTAGACGTTGACGTTGACGGGTGATGCCTGAACGCCCAGGTCGCCTGATGCTGTACGTTTAAGCGGAACAATTGCCTCGGGTCCAGCTTCGCCCATCAGGCCTGTGCTGCGACCAAACGTGCCACCTTTGGCGAACTTGAATAAGGTCGGCTGGTTGTATATGCCTTGCGCCAATCCTGTGCCACCAGAAAACGATCCGCCTGTCGCAAATGCCCTGGTCGAGAATCCACCTTCCCAACCAATTTCACCCCCTCCCCAGCTTCCAAAGTATCCTTTGATGCTGTCAATAATTGGCTTCATAATCAGCAGCTGGACCACGATTTTTGCGATGTCCTTGATGACAGAAGTCGCAAAGTCAGTGAATGAAAGTTCAGCCTGTCCAATGTTGTCGATGAAAGAGTTCACAGCATTGTTTGCATTGTTCGCAATAGCTTGCTCGATACCGTCGCCAAGTTTTTTGAACTGATCAGCAGTTTCGTCAGTCTTGCCTTTGAGCTTGTCCATGATTCCAAGCAGCGCCTCATACCCCTCAACATCACCAGACGCTAAAGCTGCTGCAATAGCCTCCCCGAGATATTCCATTTTCTCGGCAGTGAGAGTCGCCTCTTCCTTAATCTTCTGAACTTGCAGCTCGATCTCTGCGCCGACGTTGCCTTTGGCTGTCTGCTCGTTTAATTTTCTGTACTCTTCAGCCATTGTCTTGAATAGCGCAGATTCACCCTGGCCAGCGGCTTTGAGCTTCTCCATTTCGATTGACAAGATTTGCATCTTTGGCAAAATCAAATCAATCTCTTCAGCGGATTTCTTTAATCCCTCCGACCAAGTCAGCAGCGCAGATTTGTCTGCACCTTTGGTCAGGCTGTCTGTTAGCTTTTTTTGCTCTTCAAGCAGAGCTTTGTACATGGAGGATCCGGCTTGACCACTCTCTTTGAGCTTATCTAGCTCGACTCTAATTGCCGCCAGCTTTGGCTGCACTAGATCCATATTGCCGGCCGACTCTTTTATCTTGTCGAGCATCTCTTTAATAGCGATTTGCTCGGCTGTCAGTAGAGGCTTTAATGTCTCAAACTCTTCGTTGAGTTCCTTAATTGGCTTTGAGGCTTGCTCAAGACCCATGATTGTTCTCTGGAACGAGTCGAGTTCTTTACGAGCGGCCGCTTGAGATACGCGATACTTGTCCCACGTTTCGGGGATCTGGGAAAAGTCGCCAGAGAGAATGTTTCCTGCAACCTCGCCGATTCGTGCCACATCTGACACAAGCATATTGACGACGAATGCAATGTCAGAAATTAGGACGGCGACAGTTTGAAATGCGACTTTTAATGTCCCACCAATCAAACCGATTGCTGTGGTGTTCTTTGTGGCATCCTCTAGGCCTTTGTTGATATAGCCAATGGTGACATTCACCATTTCCATGATGTTGCTGACTTTGCCAACCTCAATCAAAAACCTATCCCATGTGGATTTCAGCTTATTGACTGATTGCTCAAATGTTTCAGGCAATAAAGCAAAGTCCTCGTTGATTTGCTTAGTTGCTTTTAATAATGAATTGGCAAGGATGTCCGAGGTGATTTTGCCTTCAGAACCCAGCTTTTTGACTTCGCCGACAGATACGCCCATTTCTTGAGCGATAAGCTGAATAACACCTGGCAACCGTTCCGAGATGGAACGCAATTCATCGCCCTGCAATCTGCCGCTTGCGAGTGCCTGGTTAAACTGAAGCAGAGCGCCTTTAATGTCGGCGATCGACGATCCGCCAACTCTGCCCAGCTTTATAAAGTTTTCTGCGATCAGCTGGATTTGCTGATTTGATGCCCCAACCTCTTTTAATCCAACCGCCAATCGTTGTGCTGAATTGGCCGCTGTTTCAAAGTCGACGCCTGTGTTTGAAACAATGTCGTAAACACGCTCGAGCATATCTGCTGCACGATCAGCGTCGCCGAGTAAAGCCTGGAAGCTGCCTTGCAAGTTAATGACTTGCTCGCTTGCCGTAAGCACAGACTTTCCAAAAGCAACAATCCCAGCCCCAGCGGCCAGCGCACCCGCTGCTCGTTGAATGGCGGCGAAAGCACTACTAATCGAGTTGGCCGCTTTGCTAAACCTCTGGTCGATGGCAGACGCCGAGCCTGAAATCTTTTCAATCTGCTTGATGGCGTTAGCACCTTCGACTGAAATCTTATAAATTCTTTCGGTTACATTCGCCGCCATAATCAGCGTCTCCTCTTAGGCCAGACGATCAAATAAACAATCCCCGGCGATACATTTGGACCAACTTTGTATCGTTTTGATACGCCGTTCTTCACATTGAAATCTTTATATAGACCGAGCCTGGCAATCTTTCTGGCCGCGACTTCCATATATCCCATTCGGGCGTCGACCCTGCCTTTCTTGGTGCTGATCTTCATCGTCACTTTGGACGACTTCCACAGAACCTTCTCGACAACCGTGGCATATGGCACTGAAGTCGGCATGAGCATCAAATATTCGCCAGGTCCGAGCAGTGGCGACTCGCTTTCATTAACCGGCGAGAGTTTGCCTTTACGCGCCGAACCCTTACGAAGAAACCAGCTCCAGCTCCCTGAAGTATCAGAGAGCTTTCCCGTGTTTGCGGTCGTATATTTATTGATTGAGGCAGCCAGCTCAAAC